CAGATTGCCGATCCGCCAACCGTGGCCACCTCCGCGGTGACTGAGCAGGATCTGGTCGAAAGAGGCATCGGCCCGGAAGGTCGTCGTCTGGTTCTGGGTCATCCGTTGCTCGTTGGAGCCGGCACTGAGGTCGGGCTCCATCCAAACGGTGATTTGGTCGGTTTCTCCGGGAATGAATTGGACCCGGACGACAATGGTGCGTTGAACCCCATATCGAGGGGGTTCAAAATTACTCAGGTGGTTGGAGGCTTCCAGCAGTTCTGTATTGAGGTCAAATTCTCCTTCGTCTGCATTGCCAAAGCCCATTTCGGCCGCATGGAATGCACTGTAACCCCACGCATTCCAGGCGTTACCGATTCCCAAGTGGAGGTTCCCCTTATCAGAGAAAGTCAGCCCTGCCTCATACTTGCTGACTGGTTCTGTGAAAAAATCCGAGATGGGATCGACCGTGAATCGGAAAAAAAGCGTGGATTTGGAAAGGTCGCTCGGGCCTGACAGTACGCTCTGTGGGACCGGAAGGACCTGATTGGTATTGTAGAGCAGGTGCCAATCGCGGTCGCTCCAAAGGATGCGCGCGTGCAACGGCGTCGCTCCGGTAATGCCCAGCAGACCGCTAATCAGAAATTGAATCCAAATGTAGGGATTTGACGCTCGCACAAAAGGGTCGTTACAAAGTTTTGCACGAAACATTCGGCCTTGGCTGTAGTTTTCCATTCTTTTTCGACGCCCAGCCCACTTGCGCGAGAATTTAAACTCGCCCGCGCCGGTGAGCCTGTTTAACAGGCGTTATTGGTGTCAATGTGGCCCAAACGAACACGGTTTACAGACCGTGACCGACACCGTGCCACCGAGAGCGGGAATTTCAGCCGAGACGGGCAAAGTAGCGGGCAAGGGTGTCGTCAGGCAGGACCTTGAAAAGGGGTCAGTTCTTGATATTGTTTACTCCCCGCCCAGATTCCTCCGGCGAAACAAGAGATGGTTCAGATTATCGCGCGTGCCCATCGTCAGATGCTCGGCGATTCACCCCACCATCATCGTCTTCTCCGCCCGCAGGCGCGCCGCTAAAGCCAACTTCGCTGAATCCCCACTTGGACCGAGTTTTGAGATCAGCTTCCTGCCACCGCCCCAGCTTCAACTGCGTCGCGATGATTAGGTCCGCCAGCGCTTCCGCTGTTTTCAGTGACGGTGTGAAAACCAATAAAACCTGCCGGTGTAGAAACCACTGAAAATAGGGAGGATCGGCTTTTCCTGCTTTTTCCTATTTTTCCTCCCGGTGGTCCCCTGGTTCCGCTCTTTACTCTTCAGCAGAGCGACCAGCGTGGGAAACCTGGTGGAATAATCAACCGACCTTCAAAAACCCCAACAAAAGATGGTGGAGGCGGCGGGAATTGAACCCGCGTTTTAATAGATCGGAAACTCAACAAAATGCGGTTTTGCTCAGTAAAATGAAGATTTACTAGGAAGCGAAAGGAACCAAAACTCCCCCTTGTTTGTGTGAAACTGTGTGAAGATAATTGAAGTGGGGCGGGTGAGTAGTCCGTCGCCTTTTAAATCTTCCCAGCGGTAGGGAAAGTTAGGGAATCGTCAGGTACTTGACGGGCCTTAAAGGTGTATTACACTCACGAAGAACGTCACGGACTTGAATAGAGATCAGACCGGATCGATGGGAGATCGACTGCAGGCGTCGGACGTTTTTTTCCTACCATCTAGAAAAATTTCAGTCGGCCTCAAAGACCGCCATGCAAGCCGGACACCGCGAAAGTGTTCTTTTCTCGCACTATCGAGGGCTTGTTAGCAGCCAAGACGCTGATGATTTCTGGAATATCGACCCTTCGTAAAAGTAACAAAAATTTTAATTTGACGGCCACAAACTTATGCTGCTCGTATCTTCTAGTCCCCCTCCATCGTTTAAAAACCGACAAGAACTATGCTTGAAAACTCTAGTCTAACTGTATTAACTATATGCCTAATCAAAGAGATCCAAACAAGCGCGTCTTCAGTGCTTGGGTCGATAAAGACGAACTAAAACACTTCAAGAAAAAAGCGTTAGAACGTGGAATGACCTTAACTGATTTCATTAGCTATGTCCTTGCGAAAGAAACCGGCTACCAAAAGACGGAAGTCCAACCTCCTCCGGAAGCTGAGCGTCCCCGCAAACCGTGATCTTCACGAGCACGTAACTGCAGCGGCTGCAGCGGCCGGTATGACCATCTCAACCTACATCAAGATGGCTTTATATAAGTCCACTCCGGTTGTTGTTGCTATTGAGCACTAGCCGGTGTAATACACCCATGTTGCTAACTTACAAAGACGCAGCAAGCAGTCTCGGTGTGACAGTCCGAACCATTAAAAATTGGGTGAAAGCCCAGTATTTCCCCGTGGTTCGGCTGTCCTCCAGGACCGTGCGTATCCGCCAACAAGACTTAGACTGCTTCATTGAGGAGCGGTGCAAGTATCACCAGAAAAATCATGTCACAACCACTGTTCCGTAAAGCCACGCGAGAGAAGGTCTTCCTCAAGCTCGCCATCACTGGCCCCTCTGGGTCGGGCAAAACCTACTCAGCCCTTCGTCTTGCTCGCGGCCTCGTCGGCCCGACCGGCAAGATTGCGCTTATCGACACCGAAAACCGATCAGCCTCTTTGTATGCCGATCGGTTCGACTTCGATTCACTTGAAATCGCGCCGCCGTTCGACAACGAGAAGTTCGTCGATGGAGTAAGCGCCGCCGTGGAGGCTAAGTACGGTGCCATCGTGATCGACAGCGCATCGCATTTCTGGGAAGGCATCCTCGATTACAAGGACAAGCTCGATCAGCGTGGAGGCAACTCCTACACCAACTGGAAAATTGCGGGTGAAAAGTTCGGAGGCGTTATTAAGGCGGTGCTTCAGTCTCCAACCCACGTCATCTGCTGCATGCGTAGCAAGATGGACTACGTTCAGGAGAAGGACGATCGCGGCAAGACGCAGATCAAGAAAGTGGGTCTCGCACCCATAATGCGTGACGGCATCGAGTACGAGTTCACGACCGTGTTCGACGTGGCGCTCAATCACCAGGCCGCTGTGTCCAAGGATCGATCAGGTCTCTTTGTGGATAAGATCTTCCAGATCACCGAGGAGACAGGTGCTCAGCTTGAAGCGTGGCGTCTGTCTGGTGGTGAGCCTTTGTGGAGGGTCCAGTTGACCACAGCCATCGGCGCTCACGAGCCTAAGGCCAATGCCTTCTTGGTGACGCTTGGGTGGCTCAAGGATGGTCAGACATTCCGTGACCTATCGGTGACCAACGCTGAGAAGGTCTTGGCGAACTCCGTTGCGTTCCTGGCCAAGGTCAACGCTTAACCATGTTAGGTGTAATACACCATATGAGCGAGACAACTCAACTGATTGCCGATGGGATCTACCCGCTCCTCGACGAGCGGCAGTACCGCAATGATCCTGCTATCGCGGTCTCCGATCTAAAGGAGATGAACTTGTCACCCGCCCACTTCTACTCAAAGAAGTTCGGCGGCTATCGCACCGAGCAGACCCATGCGCAATACATCGGGACGCTCACGCACCTCTCGGCTTTAGAGCCCGATGAGTACGCCAGGCGTGTCATCCTCAGCCCTCCTGATGCACCGAGGAAGCCGACGGCCGCGCAGGTGAACGCCAAGAAACCTAGCGATGAGACCATCGCCGCCATCAAGTGGTGGGAGGAGTGGAGCAAGGAGAACGGCCACAAGACGATCTTATCGCAGGATGAGATGGACCAGATCAGCGGCATCACGGATGGCATCATGTTGAACCCAGACGCTGCCGAACTCTTGCGGGGTTCACGCAAGGAGCTCGCCTTGTTTAAGACCATCTCGGTCGATGGGCAGCAGATCCGCACAAAGGGCAAGCTGGACATCATCTGCGATTCCAAGGGGTTGAACTCCTCGGTGATCGCGGACATCAAGACAGTCGATCGAGGGTATGCGAACCCAAGCGACTTTGCGTTCTCGATCCAGAAATGGGGCTACGCGCAACAAGCCGCTTGGTACATCGACCTCTTCAACGCCCTCACATCCTCTAACGATCCGTTTACGACGGAGGTCAAGAGGTCACGGTGGGTTTTCATCGTCAGCGAAAAGGAGCCGCCCTACGTGACGGTTACCCTCGAACTCGAAGAACACGCCATCGATGCGGGGCGAGCAATCAATCAACAGCGCATCCATACCCTCGCGGAATGCTTCAGGACAAACGTCTGGGAGCGTCCGCTCAACGGCAAGAGGGGGCTCGTAGCACTACCTGAATGGGCAAAAAAGGGGAGATAACCAAAACCTGCATCCGTTGTGGGCGCACTCAACCAGCCAAGAGCTTTTGGTCGGGACGTCCGACCTGCGTTGAGTGCGCTCGCAAGCTCTGGTACGCGCCGAAATGCGATGCCGATCCTCGTCGTGGCCCCAACTGGCCGATGATGGAGCGGATGGTGAAAGCCGGATTGATCAGTTATCCAAAAACAGCATTTGAAAATACAGATCCCCAACGACCATTTCCACGTCGCGATTGATCCCGGTGCCTCAGGAGGCATTGCCTGGTGTCCAGCGGATGGAGTGATGCAGACAGCGCCGATGCCTCAGGAGCCGACAGACACGGTCAAGCTCTTGGGCAGTTTGGTGTCCAGCGGTTACACGGTGCTCGTCATCGAGCAGCTGCCGCGCTTCGTCCCAATGAGCGGGGGCAAGGGCATCCCTGGCTCGATGGCTGCGGTGATGTTCGAGAACTTCGGAATCGTCCTTGGTGCCGCCATGGCGCTGGGTTACCGCATCGAGCGAGTCACGCCTCAAGCGTGGCAGAAGGAGCTCGGCCTCGGAACGTCCAAAGGTCTCAGCAAGACCGAGTGGAAAAACAAGCTTAAGGGCCGTGCCCAAGAGCTCTTCCCAAACATCCCAATCACACTCAAGACCGCTGACGCACTCCTCATCTGGGAGTACGAACGGCGTAAAGTTTGACAAGTCGTTCAGGGTGTAATACACCAGTATCGCTCTCGTCGATCGATGAGAGAAGAGTCGAGAGAATTTCAGGAAGAGGGTTGCATGTTCATACCCATTTTTGCCCCCACGTTTTTCAAGGATTCGCTGATCTCCAAGCGATCTCTCCCCCTTGGATTGCGTGGGGGTTCTTTTTTTCCTAATTACCAATGAAAACAATAATTCGAGTAAAGCGGCAGACGGGCAATTTCACCATCATCTCCAACGAGGTTCTGCGCGACAAGATGTCCCTCCGAGCCAAGGGTCTCCTGTGCATGATCTTGTCCTGCGTGGACGAGTGGGTGGTCACCAAGTCTTGGGTTTCTCAGCACTGCACCGATGGGCGCGAGGCGTTACGAGCCTCATTCTATGAGCTCGTTGAGCTTGGCTACGCCTCGGTCGAGGAGCAGGGGAAGGGCGAGGATGGACGTTTTGCCCAGCAGGTTTGGACCTTTTTTGACCAAGCGAACCGTGTACGGGAAGTCGCACAAAATGAGCCTTTTAGTGCGGAAAGCCGTCAACGGAATCCTGACGTTGGAAACCCGTCCCCTAAGAATACTATAGAAGAAGACCAATTAAGAAATACATGCGGCGATGCCGCGAAAGAGAGTTCGAGAAACCCTCTCTTCGATGCTCTTGCCGAGGTCTGTGGAATGGACACCTCGTGCACGACGACCGGCGAATGGAAAAAGGTCGGCGTTGCCATCGCGGCCATGCGCAAGGCTCAGCCCAATGTGACGGCCAAAGACATTGAGGCTCACGCTGTGAATTACCGGAAGCTGTTCAAGGATGCCGTATTGACTCCTCTAGCTCTCAGCAACCATTGGGGCGCTACGGCCTCTAAAAGCTCGCTACGCGGTCTTTCTAGCCAAAGTGGTGTACACACACCAAACGACCTTCAAATCCTCAGAGAGAAGATTTACGAGCATCACGCGCATCCAAGGTTTGGCACAATGTTCGCGGGGCGCATTCCTCCAAAGATGCAGGAGCAGTATGACCAAATGGTCGCTCAGTACTACGTCCTAAAGGAGGGCGGCAAGTGAGGGAACCTCCAGCCTCGGAAGAGGCCGAGCTAGGTGTGGTCGGGTGCTGCATGCTCGATAACAACGCCATCGACGACGCGATCACTGCGGGGATTAAGGCCGATTGGTTCTACGACGTTCGCTGCCGCGACCTTTGGAGCATCATCGCGAAGATGCGCGACGACCGTGTGCCGATTGATCTAGTTACCCTCTCCGATCGGCTTAAGGGCGATTCGTTTCACCGAGTCGGGTCCATAGAGTTTGCCTCTCGAGCTATGGATTCGGTGCCTAGTGCGGCCAACCTGCCGTACTACCTCGACATTGCGCGAGACAAGCATCGGTCGAGGCAACTGATCGAAATCAATCAGGATGCCATCAACACCGTTTATTCTCAGGGCGGAAAGATCGACACGCTGCTGGACGGTTTCGAGTCCAAGCTGATGGGTATCCGTTCAGAGCACTCGACCGACAGTGACTTCAACGGCAAGCAAATCGCCAAGAGCGCGATAACCCTGCTGCAAGACCGTTGTGCCGGTAAGAACGATGCGATCCCTACCGGATGGACACAAATGGATTGGACACTCCGAGGCGGTCTGCGAGGAGGTCAGATTTTCGTCATAGCTGGTCGTCCGGGGGCAGGTAAGACAGCGTTTGCACTGAGCCTTCTTTCATCGCTGTGCAGCAGCGGCGTTCCAACTGGATTCATCTCTCTGGAGATGAGCGCCGAGGAAGTGGGTGTGCGAATGCTTGCCATCGAGTCTCAGGTCGATGTTGGCCGGTACGACAACCAAACCCAACCTACCGAGGGGGACATGAAGAAACTCGCGTTGGCGACGGCGCGGATCTCCAAAACAAAAATACTGGTCAACGACAGGGCGAGCCAAACTGCCCAAAGCATCGCTGCCAAGGCGCGTCGTTGGGTTCGCACTGAAGGGGTGAAGGTACTCGCCGTGGACTACCTACAGCTGATTACGGCAAGCGAGGGCAGGGAACGCCGTGAACAAATCGACGCCATCAGCCGATCCATGAAGCTCCTCGCGAAGGAGCTCAAAATTCCGATCATCCTTTTGGCTCAGTTGAACCGAGCCATCGAACGAGATGGCAACCGCAAACCCCGTCTCTCGGATCTCCGCGAATCCGGTGCCATCGAGCAGGATGCAGATGTCGTCGGAATGCTGTACTCGGTCGAACCCCAGGACTCGGATGGCCCACAAACCGGTCCAAGGAAGATCGACTTGTACATAGCCAAGCAACGGGCGGGGCCCTCTGGTTTAAGCGTCTCGTTCTCCTTCCGCCCAGAGCTCACCCGATTTGACCCAGCCTCTTTATTCGACCAATGAAAATCCGATATTATCAGGAGCGTATCCACAACTGGCAGCGAGACGTTGCCGCTCAGCCGGTGACGAAGACCCCAACGCAACGCAACCCCGAGTTTTGCAAGCAGCAGCTAGGGTTTGCGAAGTCCGAGTGGTTCGAGGAGTACATCGTCCATGCTTCACTTTACCATTCAACGCTTGGGAACCTGCCAAAATCGAGGATCGATGGTCTTCTGAAGAAGATCGACCAACTCCGATCTCTGGTTGCGGACGATATTGGCGACGTGGCATTCACGATTCTTGGCCTTCTCAATGCCTACGGCGTTACGCTTGATAGAGTTACGTTTGGTCGTGCAACGGCGATGTGCGTTTATCCGTTGGAAGTCCGAATTAGCGAGTTCCTGGAGAATGTGGGCAGTGAGGATAGGGTGTCCGAGGCTGATGCTAAGTCCGCGCTGCTGGACCTGATGGCGCTATCGACCTACTTTTCTATCAACTTCTGGGCGGCGCTAGAGGCTGTGTGCGTCAGCAACGACACCAAGTTATGGACGCTACCCGAGGTTCACGACAACGAACTCAAGATCCAGAGCCTGAATTGGACTGAGACCAAGGTTGCAGGAGTCACCAGTGACCGCTGCTACCGAGTCAAAAACGCTGACGGGAAACTGATCAAGAGCCCCTCATTCGTTGAGCCTGACCTCAAAGTTGCGCTGATTAACTTCGTTTCGTTGACATAGTGCGCAAGGTGTAATACACCTATCCCAATGGCATCTAGCGTCCAAGTCATCAAACCGGGGAAATACCGGAACAACGTCAACCCATCCACGATCGTGGAGGCCGTGACGGAGGCTGAGATGCGAATGGGTGAGATGCGTGGTCGATGCGTGGTTTACTCCAGGGGTAAGCGGTTTTACGTACGGTCAGTCGGTGAGTTCGCGGAGAAGTTTAGCCCTGTGGAGGGCTGATTCACAAATGAGGTTTGACTCGGTTTAAACGGTGTAATACACCGATGGAACAAATGCCTAACCAGCGCGACAAACAAAAAGTACTACTCGCATTATGGATCTCTGTTCAACAGATAAAGATATTGGACAAGCTTTCGCGCTTAAACCGTATGAGCCGATCGCAAATAGTCAGGAACATTCTGTTCAAGGCAGCCGCCGAGTAAAGAGACGCAACCTTGGGTCGTTTATCGAAAACGAGAAAAAAATTAATGTTTGGTACGAAAATGGCCAGGTGATTTTCCGGCGGCGATACAGTCACCGTACGGAGGTAGCGAGTCTGCAAGACATATACCACCGCGTGGTTGGTCAGACGGAATTCGAGATGTGATCAAGCCGTCTCTAGTGAATAGCAATTATGCCGAACGAAATTACAAGCGTCACTACGGTGTCTCTGAGTGGCAACCGCAAGGTCACCGTTTGGCGGAAAGAAACCGGAGTGCTCAAAGAGTACGATCATAAAGAGGTGATCGGAACGGTTGTGATGCAGACATCGAGCACCAGTGCAAAGGTCGCCGAGTTTATCCTTAACAACCTGCCTCGAACTGTAGCTGTCGAGGTTATGGAATCTTCAGGCATGGGTGTTCGCATGGACAAATTATGAAGCCAAAGCTGTACGAGATTGTAAGCCGATGTGTTCTCGATGGAATTGCAGGAGCAAAGATAGGCGAGAAACTGTTTTTACGTGATCACCTAACAGATAAGGAAATAGAGAATATTCGTCTAAGTGTTATGAGCGAACTGACTGACTACATCGACTTTGGAACCAATGACAAGTAAACCGATTCGGCTGCCATGCAGCATCATTATCGCCATCAAGCGAGATCTCAAATCCGGTCGCACTTACCGAGAGATCTGTTCCTCACACCACGTCAGCAATGCCACCATAGTGGCTGTACGGGATTTAAAAACGATCCCAACAACGGATCAATTCTACCGGGACGAATCGTCGTGGCCATGCAAACACTCGCCTGAGAAGTTGGAGATGATCAAGAAGGCTCGGAAGGCTGGAAAAAGTGTGAAGGAGATAGCTGAGATCTTTCAAATTTCGCAGAGCTACGTGAGCAACATTATGAATGGCCGTGAAAGGAGCGCGGAGAGATGACCGAACAACAGCTGTCACCACTTAAAAAAGCTATCCACGATTTAGGAGAGCACTTCGAGTCTGTTCAGATTTTTGTACCTACACACCAACCGGCCGAGGTAGGGAGAACAGTGCATGCTTCAGCCGGGGTAGGGAACTGGTATGCCCGATACGGACAAATTCGTGAGTGGATAATCCGAACCGAGGAAGAAACCAAGTGTAACGTAAGGTTAGAATGTGTAAACGAGGATGACGGTGACGAAGATTAGTCTCAAATTTCAGGAGTTTGATCTAGCAATCAACACGGCCCGTCTGCGGATGGCTGTATCAATTGCGACCAAGCTAAAGTTTGGGGCGAAGAGTGGTCATCGCACTTGGATCAAGAGGTTTTTTGATGAAGTGATTGGGGTTTGTGGAGAGATAGCCGTAGCGAAGCTGGGCAAGTTCTACTTTGTCCCAGGACTCAACGAGTTTCATGTCGTTCCAGATGTGTTCCGTGACGTAGAGGTGCGATCCACCGATCGTGACGATGGGTGCCTGGTCATCCGCGACAACGATGTGTTGGAACGCCGATTCATTCTGGCGATTGTTAATGGCAGCGATGTTGTCTTGGCTGGGTGGATTTACGGCACCGAAGGAGCGAAGAGCGAGTATTTGAGAAACCCCAATAATCACGTTCCTGCTTGGTTTATTCCGATAAATAAGCTGCGTCCTATGGAGACGTTTAACGTGCAAGCTTGACGAGGTGCATTGGGTGTAATACACCTAGTCCTTATGAAACTGGCGTCCATTGAGACCATCACGGAAATCTTCCCGCACACCAACGCCGACACCCTTGAAATAGCCAGGGTATTGGGGTGGCAGGTAATCGTCCGCAAGGGCGAGTTTAAGGCCGGTGAGTCCGTCGTGTTCATTCCGATCGACACCATCCTCCCCGATGAACCGTGGTCAGAATTTTTGAAGAAGGGCGACAAGCCGATCCGCCTCAACACAGTCAAGCTGCGCGGCCAGTACAGCCAAGGGCTTGTTCAGCCGCTGTCGATCCTACCTGAGCACGTTCGTGGGTGGCAGATCGGCGCTGATGTCGGTGGTGAACTCGGAGTGAGGAAGTACGAGAAGGAAATCCCGGCATGCCTGAGTGGCATAGTGATAGGTTCGTTCCCAGTCTATTTCGCGCCTAAGACCGATGAAGACAACGGTCTCAGCAACCCGGACCTCGTGAAGCTCGTGCTGGAACACGAGTGCTACGCGACGCTGAAGCTTGATGGAGCGTCCTGCACCATCGTCGTGCGTGGTGGCAAGATCGATTACGTCTGCTCACGCAACCTTAGTCTCAAGGAGTCGAACACCAACGGCTTCTGGATAGCCGCGAAGAAGCTTAAGCTGAGCGAAAACATGAACTTCGTCATTCAGGGCGAGCTCATGGGTCCGGGAGTGCAGGGGAACCAGCTAGGGCTCATGGAGCCAACACTGTATATCTACCAGATTCGCGACCTCGATACAGGCGTGTGGCTCCAATACGAGGCCATGGGTTGGCTGTGCCGCAACGAGCTCGACTGCGATTATGTCCCGATGGTTGGCAAACTCGAATTGGGCGCGTCCATCGAGGCTCTGCAGGGGCTCGCGGATGAGCAGACTGTGAGCGGTAAACCAGCCGAGGGAATTGTTGTGCGCACAGCCAAGACGGCGTCCATGGGCAACGGCCGTCCGCTCGGTTTCAAAATTATCAACCGCAACTACAAAGACCAGTAACCATGGTAACCAGAACCAAACCAAAAGAGATTCCGAAGCCCCCTGTGAAGTACGTGCGTGAGCGAGATCCCTACAAGGTGGTGTTAGTCTCACCTGAGACTCATGCGCGTTTCAAGGAATTCGCACAGAAGACCGGATACAAATTGCAGTACATTGCTGATGTAGCTCTGGAGCAGTATATCAAGCAACAGGAGGCGGCTAAGTGAGCGACACGCCCATCTCAGACTCAACCGCTCATAACGTAGCCGAGCTGGGAATGCTGTGCAGGAGGCTTGAACGTGAACTCAACGAATCCAACCAGATCATCCGGCAGCAGCAATTGTTGGATGAAGAGAACCTGCGGTTACAGCAACGCATCCAGCGGTTGGAGAAACTTGGCAACGAACTCCGCGAGTGTGCAAACCAGATCGGATATACATCAAGTCACGAAATCAAATGGCTTAAACGAGCAGGACTTGCTGTGAAAGCGTGGGATAAGGAGGCAAAGCTGTGAGCCGCTACAAAACTGAACAACTAAGAGTTTCTGGACCTGTTCGCGGATTTTTGATTCACACTCCGAGCGGTAAAACGATACGTGACCTTTATCCACAAACTCTTGTCCGAGAGCTCAATCGCCTCAATGACCACATCAAACGGATTGAGAACGCCATCCGCAAGACGCTGAACAAGAACCGACATCTCGCGGACGGCGACGAC